TCAGCAAGCACGGAATCAATCTGCTTGAGCGTTTGCGGTAAGCCAAACCCAACGTCGTCGATAAAAACGACCGAGGCGATAGGGAACGCAAAGGCGCTCATGTATGGACCGTTCGCAGCAAGGTCACCGCCAACCGCCATGATAATCCGCGACTTTTGCAGCGGGTCGAGGGTTCGCAGCTGAATGGTACGGCCGCGGCTGTCCTGAATCGTGGTGAACTTTGGTTTCTGGTCAACGTGGACCGGTGCAGCAGATTCGGTAACTTTTACGGTAGCCATGGGTAAAACCTCTGGTCAGTGAGTCGTCAAGGAGCATGGCGTGCGGGGTGACGAGTCCCGCGCCCTGCCGGGCTGCCATGCAAACAGGGTTAGGAAACTTTTTGACGACGGCGGGCGGTGAAGGACATCGACTGACGGATCGTCTTGTCGCCTTCCTTCTTGCCGGCATCCTCAAGTTTCAGGATCACGTGGATATAGCGCCAGGTAGTTTGGCCGCCGCCGACCTCCTGAATGGTCTCGGTGATCGTGGCAGCGCCCTGGTTTACGCCGTTGTAGTAGTCGCTTTCGAACTGCGCCCACCAGTCATCGAGGGTCGAATCGACGCGCTCAGCCTCGAAGGTGCCGGTCCAGCCTTTAGGGATCATCAGCTCATCAGTTTGTCCGTTGAGCGGCGTGATTTCCTGGTTGGTGACCTTCGGCTTCGAATCGAAGGACATGATTTTGCTCAGCCTGATCGGGCCGTTGGGGGTGTTGATGTCGATCGCGACGTCTTTCCCCGTGTTGTATCCACCTTGCATGGCGTTCTCCAAACGAAAAACCCGGCGCTAGGCCGGGCTGGGAATGTGATTTGGTCTTGCGAACTCGCCGAACATCTCTATTGCGGCGCGGTTGTAAGCTTTTGCGGCCTCAATCTCGTCCGTGAAATACCCAAGGTAAGTTCGCTTCCCAGACTTTCGGATATACGCCATCCAGCGCTTACATCCTTTCAGCCAAGCAACCCCCTTATAAACGGAGCTGCAACCAGTTCTCGGCTTGCTGTTCGCGTTATTGTCGGTTCTCGTGGCTAGACGAAGATTCGCCCGGGTGTTGTTGAGCTTGTTGCCGTCGGCGTGGTCAATATCGAACCCCTCGAACTCGCCCATCACCTCACGGTGCATGTAAAGCGCAGTTTTTGTCCCGTCCGAGTGCCTGACACGCCTAACCACATAGCCGTGGTTGACGTGCCACTTCTCAGTCGACACGCGTTCAAAGTCTTCGTCATCAACTAGCGCCGTCTGCCCGCACGGCAGAATCAGCGCTTTCATTACTGCCTCGGCGTAGCGGAAGCAACGATGGAAACGCTTTGCCCTGCCTCTAAATTCACGAGGAAGTAGCGGATCACGGACAGGTACTTGACCTGCACGTCGGCCTGCATGTAGCCCAGAGCAACGCGGGAGTCCGGGTTGTTTGCGGCATCGATCTGCACCGAGAACGCTGCGCCGCCGTTGACGTCGCCGATCATTCCCTGCGCCACCAGGTTCTGGAGGAAGCTCTCCATGGTGGACTTGGTAGTCCGACGCACATCCGGCGTCTGCAACTGGCCGATCACGCCGCCAAACGAGGCCGCAATGGTCAGCGAGATGAAGTTGGTCATCCGGGTGTAGTTGTCACCGTTCACCGCCGAGTTGCTGGAGCAGTTCAGGCCAGAACGATGGCCGAAGTAGCTGCCTCCCGGGCATGGGTTGGTGATGACATCCAGGCGCGCGGCGTTGATAGCGCCGATCTCGGCGATGCTGTACGGCTGTTGCGCCAGGTTGCGCTGAGTCGACACCGCATTGGTGATCGACTTGTTCAGGGCGTTCTGGTGTGGCGACAGCGCTGCGATCTTGGCGGCGGAGAAGGTAGCCGGCGCGATCATGCGCTGCTGGCCGTTCACCTGGTCCTGCCAGTACACCCAGTCACCCGACAGCACCTTCAGCGCGTAGCTGTCACAGCCTGCGGTGGTCAGCGCGGTGGCGACGGTGGTGTAGGACGCGCCGGCAACGCCCTGGGTGACCATGTAGCAGCCCTCGGACAAGCCGTAGGTCAGCATGGTCGGCCACTGGGTGCTGTCTGTGACGTCGACCAAGTTGGCAACCTGGGCGCCGGTTCCGCGCAGCGCATACATGCCTTTGCGGGCCGAGCCGATCACGCCGTCCACGCCGACCAGAACAGCGTCGGTCAGGGTAGTGTTGCCCGACGTACCGGACGTGAACGCAACGGTCTGTGTCAGTGCGACCGGGGCCAGAGCAGTAGCGCCGACGGTGGCAACGACCAACTGAGACGCGCCGCGAATGCCGGATTGGCCGTTGTTGACCGCGCTGACGATGTTCTGCCACAGCGCCAGGCCGGTGCCGGTGATGTTGTCGAACACTTCAGGCGACACGCCTGGCAGCGAAATGGTCAGCTTCCAGCTCGATGCGGCCGAACCGGTTGCCAGGGTCGCGCTCAGCGAGTTGCCCAGGGTGCCGGTGTAGTAGGCAGTCAAGGTCGCGCCGGTTGCGGCGGCAGTATCCTTGAGCGTGCTGGTCGCCGCGGTATCGGTGCCGTCAGTTACCCGCACGGCGCGGATGTTGGCGGCGCCGCCCTGGATCGACACGGCGATCGCGGTACACAGGTCGTACTTGCGCACGGCCTGGGTGCCGAACTTCTGCGAGGCATCACCGGGCGAGCCGATCAGCGTTGCGCTGTTCACCGGGCCCCAGTCAGCAATGCCGACGATGCCGAGGATGTCAGTGGCCACACCGTTGATGTAGCGGGTCTTGGGCGGGATCAATTGTATGTAAAGATCAGGCGCAGTTAGAGCCGTCGTATTCAAAGAACCAGCAGGATAGATAGGCATCACGCCTCCTAATAAAAAAACCGCCTCGATGGGCGGTTTCTTGTGTATGGGTGGTGCCTATTAGGCGTTGGCGACTTTCAGGACCTTGCCGTCGCAGTCACCGGCCAAGACGGCAGCGACTTCAGCGGCATCGGAGATTTCTTGGCCGACTTGGTAGTCAGCGAAGGCAAACTTGACGATCAGCTTGTAAGGCGACGGCGCGTCTTTGGCCTTTGAGGCCTGCGCGGCGACTTGGGTATCTTGGGTATCGGAGTCCATAGCGGGCCTCAAGGGTTGAGCGTTTTAATGGTCTGCCCTGACTGGGCGTTCACGATGTTCAGCACTGGCGCGATCACTTCGGCCGCATTCAGCACTTGCGTTGTGGCGTAATCAATCATGTAGAACAGGTCAACCCGGTACAGGTCGGCCTTCTGGAGCTGGTCGGTCATAAGCGAGTCGTTTGACCGGATGACTCCGAACGATCCGTCGATGAACGAGATGTTGTTGCTGTCGGATAGGGTCGAGTCGAGCGGACTGGCAACCGTGTCACGCGCCGCCGGGCTGTTGGCCCAGACGATGACCTGCACCGACTGCTCCTGGCGCTTCGTTTCCTTGTAGGCCGTGCCGAAGCCGCCGACCCTGGCCAGGACCGCATGAGCCCCTGTTAGCGTGATAACTGGCCCAGAGCTGGTCGCGCCCGGGATCAGGTACGCAAGCGCCGTGGCTGCGCTCGTGAGCGTGTCCGACTGCTGCACGGCATAGACATAGCTGGTGCCGTTCAGGTTGATCATGATGTTCTGGGCGCTGATCGTCCCTGACAGCGTTACCACCGAGCCGGCGACGGTCATGGTCAGCGTGTGGACCGGCGCCGTCAGCGGAATCCATGAGCGCCCCAGGTAGCGGGTCGTGCTGCGGTCCTTGCCGTGCGGGTAAACGCTGATGTGCGCAATCCCTGCGGCCAGGTCGGCCTCAAGCTGTTCGGGCACAGGCCAGCCTGGGTAAACCCGAATCGGGAACCCAGCAACGCTTGGCTGCCCGGTGCCGTTCGGGTAGACGATCGCCGCAATCTGGGCCGCGACCTGCTTCAGTACGTCGGTAAGGCTCGCCATTACGCCAACTCCCAGTCTTCAGCGGTGAAATCTTCGAAGCTGAAGGCATAGGGATAGCTTTCAGGGTCATGCCGGCGGTGAATAGTCAGGCCAAGGCCGCTGTAGCGAATGTAGGCCTCGCCATTCCACGACTTTCGGAACGCGCAGGCTGTCGGGTTGGACTGAAGGTGATCGCGAAACGCGCTTCCTGTATCCATCGTCACACCTGCGCCTGCATTGCGGTGATGCGCCAACCCATATCGGTCAATTCAGCGCTCGAAATCACGTATTTCCGGCCCAATTCGCACCGGATCACGTCGCTGGTGCGCAAAACGATGCCTGGATAGGCGGGCATGAGGATCAGCCACCACGGCGTTTTCACGTCCAGCGGCAGCTTGGCGTCGTTCGTCTCTCCCTTCGTGCCCTGCAAG